TTTTCGTAGGCAAGACTTCTAGCTCAAAGATTAAGCGATGGATTTCAGAATTTGAGAGGGAGATGGTGTCCAAGTCTCTACCAAAATCCCCAATCGATGGGCCAATCTCTGTCCATATCTCATTCAGGTTCGGATACAACAAAGGCATCAGAAAGAAGGATATTGGCAAGATACTGTGGAAGACCACAAGACCGGATCTTGATAATATGGAGAAATCCATACTTGACTCACTTTCCAGGGTTGGCGTGATAACCGAAGACAAGAACGTTGTCTTAAAGTCATCGGAAAAGTGTTATTGCAAGAAACCGGGCATTTACATAACCATCGATAAACTTGGAGAATACAGGGACTTTTCTGAAGATTTCCAAAAATAATGCCTTGACGTAGGCATCCATAGTGGCATCCTCACCCTGCCATGCAATTAATACACGACCTGTCCGACCAGCAATACAAAGACCTTGAAGGAGTTAACTTCTCTTCTTTCAAGAACTTCTTCGTATCTCCTAACTACTTCAAGTGGAAACTTGAGAACCCAGAGCAAGAAACCGAAGACCTCCTTGTTGGTAATGCAGTCCATTGTGCTGTTCTTCAGCCAAAGGAGTTCAGTAAGAAGTATGCTGTCGCTCCGAAGGTGGACAGGAGAAAGACTCAAGATAAGTTAATCTGGAATGAGTTCATTGAAGCGAACGCAAACAAGTGCGTCCTTTCCGACGAAAGCATGGATATCGTTGCTTCTTGCACCGCTGCTCTTTCCAACTCCAGTTACTTCAAGTCTTTGTTCTCAAAAGGAGATGAGATTTATATCGAATCGGCCGGCAATTGCGACTTTGCAGGCAGCAAAATCAAGGGCAGAATCGACTTTTATAATAAGACGAAGAACATCATCTTCGATATCAAGACCTGTAAAGACCATCCAGACTTCCTTCAGATGCGTAGATATGCAGAGGGAAGACTTCATTATATGCAGGGTTTCTTTTACAGCGAGATTGTGATGCAGAACTTTCAACTAAAAGAAAGACCTGTTGTAGTCTTCGGATACGTCCACAAGAAGAAGCCTAACACTATCGGACTCTCACAGTTCGGACCTGTTTATATGGAAAAGGCAAAGAGAGAACTCTCAGAAGCATTGTGCAGATATGAGAACTGCAAGCATACCAATATCTGGCCAGAAGCGTCCACCTCTCTCCTGCCTTCAATCGTCGAGCCTTTCGGCATTGACACCAGCAATTCCTCTGACGAAGATGCAGACGCATGAACGAAAAATACGAGCGTTTCTCTGGGGTGTTCGTCCCTAGGGAGGTGTTGTTGGACAACGAACTATCTGCTAACGCAAAACTGATATTTGCTATCGTGCAATCCCTCGATAACGACAGGGGTTGCTTTGCTAGCAACGAATACATCGGCGGTATGGTCGGTATCTGCGACTCCGCTGTTAGGGCTTCCTTGTCTGTCTTGGAGGACAGGAAGTATATCGTAAGACACATAGACTCCGATGGAAACCGTTCCATCAAGACCTGCACTACTCAGTCTTTCCGTGCCGAACCCCGCCAGATTTCTAGCGACCCCCCGCCAGAAATCCAGCACGCCCCCCGCCAGATTTCTAGCACATATAATACTAGGAAGAAGAGAATAGTTAATAACAAGACGCTCCTCCTGCCTCCTCTGCCTCATGGGGAAGAGTTCGCAAAGGCTTGGGAGTCTTGGGTCGCTTACAGGTCTGAACTGAAAAAGCCGTTGACAAGTGCATCGATGGTGGCACAGTTGAAGTTCCTCAAAGAACAACAAGAACATGACGCAATTACATCAATCCAGCAATCTATTCGAAGCGGTTGGTTGGGCCTTTTCCCAGCAACAAAAGTCACCAAGCAAGCCGTCAGGAAACTCCTTACCGACTCCGACCATGAAGCCTTTTAAGTGCGATTGCGGAGGAGACAGGGTTCCTCTCGTTCAAGACGGAAAGATGCGTTCTGCCGAATACTTCTGCCCTTCGTGCGAGCACAAGTATACGCTTCAAGGCGACCCCAAGCGTGGTGCGTCTTGGGCTTATGAGCCACTTAATCTTCCAGCCGAATACGCAAAGACCGAAGTATCCAAGATACCCTGCAAGAAGATGCAGGAGGTCGCAGAGAATTGGTGCGGATGGGAGGCTGGACGCTCGTTGCTTCTCCACGGAACCACCAGAGTCGGAAAGACTAGGGCGGCTTGGGAAGTTACCCGCCGTCATTGGAAGAAGCACTACAAGAGACAGGTCTGCATGACCATGCGTGGCTTCGAGAGAATGATTGAAGAAGGCTTTCAAAGAAATGACCATAGCAAAAGAATCGATGAAATCATCTCAATGCCATATCTCTACATTGACGACTTGGGCAAGGAACGCACGACACAGCGTGTTGCTTGCGACCTCTTCGCCATCATTGACGAACGCACAATCAATCATCGACCGACTATCATTACTACCAATTTCACCTCTTCTGGCCTTCTTGGACGCTTTGACGACCAAGAGTTAGGGGCTGCTCTGATTGGTCGTTTCCGTGATTACTTCGATTGCATCGGTGCAACCAAAGAATGAAACACCCAAAGCAAGTAGGAATGTCCTGCAAGAACATTCGTTTCGTAAAGCGTGGACTTACCGAAAGTGAGTCCAAGAAGGCAGAGACTGTTCTCAAAGCAGACAGGGACAGATGGAATGAACTGATGTCCAAGCCTTTAAACAAGTGGAGCAAATGAAGCCGTATTACCAGAACGAGTTGACTACAATCTACCACGGAGACGTAAACCAGGTCTTCGAGCAGATAGTCCTACCAGAAGGGTATACTACAATCAGCGACCCGCCTTATAATCTTGGCTATCACTACGACTATTACGACGACAAGAAGAGCGAAACAGCATATCTTGATTGGATGAAGTTCTGGTTCTCAAACAAGAGCGTCATAATCAACTACCCAGAGGCTATGTTCGATATCGCAATCCATATGAACAAGAAGCCGGAAAGGATTGTTACTTGGGTTTATCCTTCCAATACTCCTAGGCAGTCTAGGATTATCGCTTGGTTCGGATGCAAGCCAGACCTTACCAGAGACGGACAGCCATACAAAGACCCCAAAGACCCTCGTTGCATCAAGAGAATGGAAGAGGGCTTCTTGGCTCGTCTGTATGATTGGTGGGAAATCAACCAAATTAAGAACAGAAACACCGAAAAGACAGACCACCCCTGTCAGATACCTTTGTTCTTGATGGAACGCATCGTAAGGGTTACACAACCATCTTTTGTATTCGAACCTTTCTCTGGCTCTGGAACAACCAACCTTGCTTGCCAGAACCTAGGAGTAAAGTCGGTTGGCGTAGAAGTCTCCGAAAAATACTGCGAAATAATTGCGAAACGACTTGACGACAACCTCCCTATGTTCCATAACGAACTTGCCAAATGAGCCAATACAGACCATACAACTACTATTCTTGGAAAGACTTCTCCGACGAATTTATGCCCGACAACACCATGACCAACAACATCGAATATCGTGCCCAACTGAACTCCGCCCTAGTCGCTGCTATCGCAGAAACTAAGGACGTTCTGGCTGACAGCACTAATCCGTTCCACAAGAACAAGTATGCCTCTCTGGGTGCTCACCTTGAGGCCATCAAGCCTATCTTCCATAAGCACGGATTGGCTATCTTGCAGTTCCCGACCTCGACCGAAAAGGCGATTGGCGTGAACACCTGCATCGTCCATACTTCTGGTGCTTCCATCGAGGAGAGCATCTGCATCCCTGTTGCTGATAACGTCAAGGGTCAGGAGGCTGGTGCCATCATCTCGTATCTGCGTCGCTACGCTCTCGCCGCTGTCGCTGGAGTTGCCACCGAAGATGATGATGCCGAGGTCAACCGCATCAGCCAATCCGCCTCGTCTGGTGCGAGCGTCAAGACCACTTATGTCGCTCCTACGGCTAAATTCATCCCGAACCCTAACGCCTCGTCTGCTCCTGTCGGAGAGGTCAATTTTGACATTCCTGTTCCGTTCGGCAAGGCTAAGGGGACTACCCTCAACAACCTTCCTCTTGCGGACCTCGACTATTGGGCGAACAAGTGGGAACCCAAGCCGTGGGAAAAGACCGGAAAGGTAGGTCCTAAGGACTTAGCCTTGAAGTCGTCCGCACAGGCTTTGTGGTCTATCAAGAGTGTCGAACAGGGTTCTAATGACTCTGACGGCACGGAGGACGCAATTCCCTTCTAATCTGGTTTTCGGCTTTTAGTTCAACGGATAGAACAACCGCCTTCTAAGCGGTGAATCAAGGTTCGATTCCTTGAAAGCCGACTCCACAACCAATATGAGATATCGACTAGAACGAGTAGACGAACTAACCCAGTCAATCTGGGATGATGTCGAAGGACGCAGAGTAATCAGGTTCATGGAGACTGATTATGCTGAAGACTTCAGTATCAGTAGTCCAAAGTTGATAGTCGATTTTCTCAACAACCAGGGGGGACTTGACAAGTATGATGCGTATGCTGCGATCAAGTCCCTCCTTTCACTTTCAAATAGGATTGCACTTAAGTTCAACGAAATGTCAGAGACAATCGAAGGACTAAAGGAGGGCGGCACCGCCCTTAACTACATACTGCCAAAGCCGTGTGTCAACTACTCCGACTGCATCACAAACTCTGAGTTATACAGAATTCAGTATAAGATGGCAAAGGAGAAGTGGGATGCCTATTACAAGAGGTTCTATCTCAAGAGGCCCGGCGAAACCGATGAAATCGTAGCAAGAGCACATCGCTCTGACCTGCACCATATGAGAAGCAAGGATGGCAGATGGTATTTCAAGTGCACCATGAACAACAAAACAACCAGCAAATTCCTTGGAGAAAACGAGGAAGAGGCTAAAAAGAAAAGAGACTCACTTCTAAAAGAACTAGGATACCATGGCTAAATACGAAACATTCATCGCCGTAGGCGACAATCACGGAGACAAGGCCGACCCCATCGCTTTTGATGGAATGGTCGCTTTCCTCAAAGACTTCAAACCCAAGCACCGAATTCACCTCGGAGACTGCTTTGACTTCCGTTCAATCCGAAGGGGCGTAGGTGCTCTCGACAAGGAGTCCCATGAGTCGATGAAGGAAGACATCTATATGGGCAAGGAGTTCATCTCTGCACTACGCCCTACTGTGTTTCACTACGGAAACCACGAGGACAGACTTCACCAACTGATTACGGGTTCATCCTCTGGCCTTATCAGAGACGCAGCAGAAAAGCAGGACGAGGAGATTAAGTCCTACCTGAGAAAGAAAGGATGCAAGACCATCCTTCCCTATCACGCAGACCTTGGCGTATATACCCTAGGCCCCATCAAGACTGTCCACGGATACACCTGCAACAAGAACGCCGTAGAGGAACAAGCCTCTCATTACGGAAGCCCTGGCGGTGCCGTAATCATGGGACACATCCACCGCATCGCCTGTGTTACCGCAAAGAAGCACGGGGGCGTTGTAGGCTTCTCTGGTGGCTGTATGTGCCTTAAGAGAGAGATGGACTACGCAAAGAACAGGCTGGCTACCTCGCAATGGGGTTTGGGCTGGACTTACGGCATCGTCGAAGGTAATGAATGGAAAGTCTGGCAAGCCCATCGCTTCAATGATGGGTGGATTTGGACTACCGAAATCAAGACATGGAAGCACAACATAAACTAACCCTAAAGGACATATACCTTAAAGCACTAGCAAGAGGACTTACTGCAAAAGAGGCCGGGTCCGAATACGGAGTAAACTACATATCCTTGTTGAACAGAGGCCCAGAAAACGGACTCCCTCCATTGTATTCGCATTGGAGAAGGAAGGACCAAAGAAACTTGGAAAAGATGACCAGCGAAGAACTACTTAAACTTAAGCAGGAATTCGAGTCGTGGCTCAATCTCGTCAACCTAGTAATCGATGAAAAACAAAAGCAGCAAGGCAACCAGTAATCTCATAGACGCATTATTCTTGAACGATGTGTGCAATGATACTCCAGGTCCCGAATGGTTTACTGTCTGGGATATCGTAAAAAAATACAACATCTCCAGAAGTCATGCGTCTCGAAAGATTACCACCCTTATCAAGAAGGGTAAGATCGAGATGAAGAAGTTTCGTATCGTAATCGACCTTAGTTCTAGGGTCGTCCCTCATTATAAACCCGTCAAATAGCGTTTCATCCTTCCTGTGTGCAGCAGAAGGAGAAACTTATCAGACAAGACCCCAAAAGGTAAACGACGCGAAACCCGCCCACGCCTCATCTGACTAGAATGATTATCCCTATTTTATTCAGTTCGTCAAGAGACTTTTCCGAAAAATCTCTCCCTGATAAAACGCCAGACCGCAAATGTAATTGCGGCTCCGACATTGACTATTACAAGTGCTCCTGTTCCCAGCAGAACCCAAGAATACACCTCGGACTCGAAGAGCCAAGCGGAGGAAGCACAAAGAAACCCGCCAGCGACAACTATCGCACCCGCTATCTTCTTTGGCGTAAAGGCCGCTACAAGGACACCTATGGCAATAAGCCCGCAACCCAATGCTGTAACATACCAGATGCTCTTCTCTTTCGTGGCTTGTTTGGAAAGGGCGATGGCTTTTTCTTCGCTGGCCTTTGCATCACTCAACTTCTTGTCAAGACTAGCAATCTTGGTGTAAAGTTCGGAGGTTTCTTTATCAACTTTAACGGCTTCTGCCTTGTCTTTGGAGGCAGCCTTGGTGTCGTTATTGGCGACTATCGCCCTTTGTTCTTCAAGTTTGGCAACACTAGGTGGCTTGATACCAGAGAGTCTGATGAACTGGGACTCTAGGACTTGAGCCTTGATGTCGTCGGTTGACAGTTTTTCCTGAACTGCTAAAACTCCGGCAGACGCTTCGGATGCAACGTTTTCGATGTATTCGATGTATTCGTCCTTTGCCTTGTTGTTGTCAACAATGACCTCGACGGGCTTTCTGGTGCACGCAGTAAAAGCAAAAAGCAAGAATACCAAAGAAGTTCTCATTGTTCGTCGAACATTTTCTTTTCGATTGCTCTTCTGTTTTCAAGACCCTTAACGACCTTTCCTCCAGACTTTCTGATGGTAGGGATTTCTTGACTGAATACTCTGATGGCATCAGCAACCTTTGCTTTATCGGTGGTCATCATGGCTGCTCTCATCTTGGGCCAATTGTCCAAGGCGGCAGGTCCAGCGTTCCACAGGAGAGATTGAACCACCATCTTCTGCTTGTCGGTCATTGAGTTGAACACAGTTCCGTATTGTTGCTCAAGGATAGCCCTGTTAGCCATAGCCCTCTTGTCAAAGTCAGCACGAATTTGCTCGTCAGTCCACTTTGTTCCTTTCGTAATGCCATTGCCAGTCTGACCTACTCCGACAGTCCAGACTCCAGCAACTTTATCCCAATATGCTTCATTTGCGATATTTTCAATGCCTGGGGTCTTCAGGTGATTGTAAAGTAAGTCAATGTCCGACGGAGTAATCTTAGGCTGTGCCTTCGGAACATCCTTGCTTGATAGTTCTGCGGCAATTGGACTTAGGAATGCAAATTGGTCATTCATGGCTGGATATTTTTCGTAAAATCTTGTTTTTGACAAACTCAAACAACTCTGGAGCAAAAGAACCAGAGATAGAGCATAGAACGCTCTTATACATTTCTGAGATTTCCATGTCATGCAGGGCAAAGTGGACTAGTATGCCAATAATCGATGCTGCTACAATTTTTCTAAGCCATACTGACCAAATAAACTTTTCATTGGTAAATACCAGCCTTGCCAGCATTCCCAACGCACCAAGAATACCCATGACCCAGCCAGCCCTTTTGAACTCGGCTACTATCTGTGAGTATTCTTGGTCGTTCATTTGACAGCCTTTCTGTCGTTGGGATTTCTAAGGTTCTTAAGTCCTTCCGCGTTGGCCTTTCCAGCCATGTCAAGGAATACGCCGTTTTGTGCGTCTTCGAACTTGTCAAACTTGCCAACAAGTTGTCCCTGTTGAGTGAACAGCCAGAAGTTAACTCTCTGACCCTGCTCCATAGACAGGGGCTTCTTGTCCTTGAATCTGATATTGATGCCAGGCCCGAACTTAGGCTCATTATACATCATCTTCTGGATTAGATATCCGGACTTGTTGACCCAGAAATCGGAAGCAATGGCCTGCTGCGACTCCCTGAGCGCATTCTCAGTTCTGATGAACTTTGCGACAGCATCAAGTGCGGCCGTAGCCTCTGGGGTAGTTCCGCCAACCTCAGGAGTCTTCCAAGCCTCAACTTTCTTGATGTCTCTTCTTACGAGTTCTCGCAGGATACCGATGCTATTCTGACGAAGTTCGTCGGCTAGTTTGGCCTGTTCCCACTCGGTCATAGCATCTTTCCAGAACTCCCAATCACCAAGTTGTCTGTCATACTCTCTTGACAGGTTGTCAAACTCAAGAAGAGCAGCGTTGTATGCCTCAACAGTATCATACGCTTCAGGAATTGGCTTTACTGGCTTATTCTTGGGTTTTGTAGGAACAGACTTAGGGTCGTCAACCGCAAGACCCTCACGTATTGCCCTTGCTCTTTCTCTCTTGGTTTCAAGATGCTCGTCAGCCTTGATTTGGTCAAAACTTCTGGTGTCGATGAGGGTTGCGAACAACCCTTCTCTTTCGAGTCTATCAACGAAGTCAGCGGCCCACTTTCTGGTAACAGTTCCATCCTTATCGTTCTCAACCACATCTTCTCCCAAGGCTTCAACCATTCGTCTGGTAGCCTCGATAGCAAAAGCGGGAGAAGTAGACTGGGCCAAGGTTCTCTTGAACTCCCAGTAGAACGTGTTGTTTTCGGCAAATCTTCTCTTCATCAAGGGCGAAGTCTTGCCCTGATTCGGAACCCACTCCATATACGCAGAAGTCAGCATACCAGTAGGATTTACACCCTTGGCAACATTCTCGGAAGAAACAATGGACGGAGCGTGCTTCTGGATGAAGTCATAATCGATTGCCACCTGTCTGATTCCAGACTCTTCAGCCAACTTGACAGAAGCGGCCAATTCATTCGGGTCTATTACTCCTCTTCCCTGCCTGTCCCTCTTCTGTCCGTAGATTCGGATATTATCCATAACCATGAGTCCAGTAGAGTTTTCATACAAGTCCCATCCGCCTCTGCCGTTTCTCTTGACGAACCATCTGTCGTCGATGCTGGAGAATTCACTTCTAGCATTAACCTTAAAGTCAATGCCTCTAGGAAGCCATCCAGCCTCCTTCATGGCCTGTTCAATTTCGTTGCCGACAATAGGAACGTTCGACTGTCTGTTCTGCTTGGAGTGCTGTCCTGCAAGTTCAAAAGCACCCTCCTTGGTGTCGAAGTCTCTCCAAATCTTGTCGCCAATCTTTCTCTCAACAACGCTTCCGTCTGGTGCGATAAGAGTAAATCTGGCAGGTTGGAACTTGCCACCCTTTCTAGGCATAACAGACCAAACTAGGTAGCCAGAAGGATGCTCCCAGACCTCGTTGAGTCTGGACGAGCCCCACTCAAACGAGCCTCTGATTTGGTTGACCTTATCGATGTTTGCCCTACCCCAAAGGCTTTGCGTTCCGTAACCAATCTGCATGAATCCGTAGGAAGCACCGGAAATCGGGAAATCAAGGTCCTTACCCTTTGACTCAGTTACTCTTACGGGTTCTCCGATAAATCTATCAGGCCTGAAAAGAAAGAACGATTGTCTGGTGTCAGACATCGGACCAGCACCATACTCAGCCCTGTCTTTGCCAATAAGGGATGCAAGCCATTCCTTTCTGGCATCTGGTTCAAAATCTAGTTCGCTTCTTCTCTGTTCGGCAAACTCAAGAAGAGCCTTTCGTCTTCTTTCGCTACTAGTCAGAAGAGCATCTCTCTCTGCCTTGGTAGCCTCTGTGAAAGCGTCCTCGAAAGTCCCGATGGTTCTGTGGATGATTGCTGCCATCTTGAGGGCCTTCTTCTTATCATTTCCAGCAGCCTCCATGAGAACTTCCCAGGTTCTAAATTCTGGCTTGTCGGTAACTGCAGTTCCATACTTTGCCGTGGCATAGTTTTGCATCACCTTGAGATACTGGGTGGTGAAGTTATTGAAAGAACCGAACAGGCTGACCATTTCATCGTTAGTCCATCCGTAAATCTTTCCGTTCTTGTCAGAAAGTCTTCCCTGCCAAGAAGCAGCAACTCTTGCAGACCTTGCTTGGTGGTCCATAGCCAAGACATAAAGCATAGGTCTGCTCATGTATACCTTTTGACCTTCCTTGTTGGTGCCTTCGTAAATCTTGGTTCCTTCTGCGGTAAGTTGAGTGTCCTTGATTACAAGCATCAACGGAGAAAACAGCATATCTCTAGGCCCATCAGCCTTGACTGATGCAGTAGTTCCTGCGCCAACACCTCTAGTTACGCCCTGATATTCTCCTCTATAAACCACGTTATATCCGGGATTAGAGGCATCCTTGTGGAATGAAGAATTAGAAAGAGAAGAGAGCATCTCTTTCACGATGTTTAACGTCTGTCCATTCATCCTGAACAGAACATCCTCGTCAGATACGATTCTATTCTGTTCCTTAATCCACTCGAAGACCTTTGCGGCCTGTTCTGGGTTGGGCTGACCTACGAGAGTGTAGTAGTTTCCGCTTTTTCTAACCTGAAGTCCGAAGCCTTCGCCATTAGGGTCATCCTTAACGACCATTCCGACGAAATCTCTGATGACCCTGTTTTCCATGAAAAACAGTTCTTCGACCTTTTTCTTAAATACACCAGCAGCCTTGTTTTGGCCAGGAGTTCCTACTCTGATTGGGTCATTTCTAGCCGAAAGCCAATGCTGTCTGCCAGTAGCATACGCCCAAGTAACCCTAAATCTGGTTTCTTCTGGGTCGAGGGCATCCTGTCCTTTGATTACTCTCTGAACGTTGAAAGGGTCGTCAAAACTGATTCTAGAACCAAGACCTCTGCTATGAAGAATTCCAGCGTCAACCCATCCTTTTGCTTCGAACGGAATCTGTCTTAGAGAACCATCTGGGCTCCACATTTCGTCCATGTTCCAGTATCTAAACGGGTCGTTGGAGTCGTTGCCCTTTCTTAGAGCACCAAGATTTGTAAGTCTGTCATGAATGATGTTGTTCCAGGAATTAGGAAGAATTCCGTTCGGGCCAAAATAGTTGACCACGTTCATAACGCTTTGCAGATACTTTGACGCTTGTGCCGCTTCTGGAGAGTTGGGGTCGATACTCATCAGGTCATATCTTCCCTTCATCAAAATATCGACAAGCGTGGTTTCGCCAAATACGAACTTAAGCCAGTTTCTGGCACCCTCGCCACCTGCGACGACTGGAGAACCCATGATAGGTGATGTATTCCAGTTTCCGGTATAAGACTCGGCAGAGCCAAATCTGGACTTTGCCTGAGGAGCCATGTTCATCATGTTTCTCTGAACATACATGGAAGACCACAATTCCATGAACACGCCTTGAAGGTGTCTGGTGTCGAACTTGTTTTCTCCGAACTTCTTTACGCCGTAATCAAATCTAGCCATGAATTCGGCTTTTGCAGCCTCGCTAGGCAGGGAGTTAGAGTATGCTAGGGCGTATTCCCTGATAATTTCAAGGTTTTTGTTAACATCTCCAGTAAGCCCAGGTTTAGCATCTACGAGATTACCCTTTGAATCCAGAACCTTCATTACCTGGGCACCGTTTTCATCGACAGACCATCCTCCGAGAATGTCTCGCTCCATCTGGATTCTGGTAGGTCTCATCGCTTCTGCGAAATAAATCGAGTGAGCATACTCTTCCAAAGCAATTTGATATCCGTGGGCAGAAAGGAACTTACCGTCTTTTGTGAATTCGGCTCTCTTTAGAAACTCCTCGATGTCAAGATACATTCTTGCTCTGGTTACTTCCTTGCCAGTAACGGGGTCAATAGAAGGAACTTCCCAGATGGTAAGACCTTTTCTGTTGATTACATAAGAACCATCGGGGTTTACGGCGATCTGTCTGTCAGAGTATCCTGGGGTTTCTGGAACTGACATGAGAGTGCTTCTCTCTTCTCCGAGTTCTCGGATTCTGTTGTTAATCTCAACAATGTTGTTGTTTTCGACCTGAATAGCCTGATTGATTGACCTCTTTTCCTCAAGAACGGCTTTAAGTCTGGAAATAACTTTGGGGTCAATTCCTGGAAGTTGAGAGAGGTTCTGGCCCTGATATATAATATCTACAATATCAGTTCTTCCTTCTGCGTCAGCAAACTCCTGTCTAAGCGGATTTTCGCTTCTAAGGTCAAAAGTCCTAGGCTTGCCGTCTTCTGGCTTTACGAACTTCTGGCTATATCTTACAGAAAGGAGTTCTGGGTTAAGTCCAGCCTCTCTAACGATAAGGTCCAAGGCTTCTTTTACTTCCTGAAGCCTCTTGCCGACCTTTTCGCTGATTTTTACTTTCTCTCCTTCAAGCTTTTCGCTCTCTTCGTTGATATGGACGATTCTCTGTCTTGCCGTAAGGAACTTCTCATGGCTATCCATGATAGACATGGCATAGTTTCTGGCTTCGTCTCCAGTAAGCCCCAGTCTTCCAGCAGCCTCTTGAAGTTTGTCAATAAACTGTTGTCTGAGTTCTGGGTTGGTTCTGTATTCAATGGCAGACTGAAGCATGGCAACGCCGTCAATCAATCCAGAACCCTTGGTCAGAATTACATCTCCGTGGATAGAGTAAATTCTATCAAGGATTGAAAGACCAATCTGGAACTCAATGTCAGCCCTAGACTCTGGAGAAAGGGTAAGGACACCCCTGCCAGGCTCGTTCTTTGATTTTTCTTTTCTATCGTAAAGTCTGGCGATGGCTTCCATCAGGATTGCACCCTGATCTGGAGCCATCGTTCTCATCTTCATAGAAAGAGAGTAGAGGGAAAGATTCGCTCTTTCCTTAACAGTAGCGGTAGGAGACGTATTTCTGAAGATAGAACCAGACAGGATGTGTCCGCCTCTCATTCCAGTAACAAAACCAGAACCAAGGCCAAACGACTCCGTGTCGTTCATCATCATCAATCCTTCTCCGACGACAAGGCTGCCCCCGTATCCCTTGATTTGAGAGGCCATGTCAAACACACCATATCTGCTAAGTGCGTCAACTCTGGAAACAAACTTAACCTTTTTAGTCAGAAGGCCAAGTTCGTTCTTAAGTGCGGCAATTTCAGTATCCTTGAGTTTTGCACCAGCGTTTATGTTGGCTTCAAGTGCTCTTTCAATTTCGTCAATTCTGGTAAGATAGGTTCTTTTAAGGTTATGGATATTTCCGGTAGCATCAACAGGAGCCTTTCTAGCAGAGAAGAAGTAGTCCTTTAGGGAGGCAAAAGCAGCCTCAAAATCACCAGCAACATTGGCAGCCTGAATCCACTTATTCACAGTAGAAACTCTCTCAAGTGCGGTCTGGCTTCCGACACCAAGTCTGGTGCTTGCAAGTTCGTGGTTTGAGGTGCTGGTAGTTCTCAGAACAGTCTGGACTTCAGACGGGTTTACAAGGTGTGCTCCGAGCCACTTCACGACCTTGTTGGAAACCCAACCAAGCCCCTTGGCCATATACTCAAGGATGAAAGACCCGCTTCCAGCAGCACCATAATAATAAAGGTTAGGGTCAAGAGGACTCATGCCGAGAGAGTCAGCTGCCCTGAATCCAGCTTTTCCAGTAACATTGATACCACTCCAATGCTTTCCTACCTCTTTGTTAAGGTCAGCGATCTCGGTAGCGGTAAGAGAAATAGCGGACTTAGTTCCAGGCTTTTCGATAGGAGCAGTCCTAGAGCGAAGGTAAATTACGCTATCATTTGCCTTATCCCAACCGCCATTGGGTTCAAGTTCGACAAGTCTATCCCTGATTTTCTTCATGGTAGCCTTGGAAGTATCGGAAAGATTGGCATACCATTCTCTTGCACCAGCAGCAGTATTGGCAAGTTCTCTTCTTACGTGCCATACGTTGTTTGCGTGGTTCACGATATCATTCTTAACCAACTCGATTTCACTCTTGGTTAGGGCTACCTTCTGACCTTTTGCGACAGGGCTTTCAAACAAGGCTTCGCCTTTAAGAATTGCTTCAAGAGCCTCAGTTTCGGTAACCTTGGCTTTTCCGGTTCTTGCCTTGATTTCGTCGATTGCAATATCGATGTATCTCTTTGCCGTAGCACCAAGGCCCATCTTCTTTCTTACGAGATACTCCATGTTGGCAAGGAGTCCTCTATGTTCAGCACTTGCGGACTCGAAGATACTTTCAAAACCTGCTCTTACTGCAGCCTGGGCTTTTGAGGCTCTCAAGGCACCAAGACCTTTTGAGAGGGGTGCGGCAACAAGGAAGACATCAGACCACATTGACGTGTTATATCCAACCCTCGAATCATACCACTTTCCTTTGGCAATAAGACCCTCGTTAGACTTTTCCATGAACCAATCTTGGACATTTACGGAGTTCTGGAAATATGACATCTGAGCCCTAGTGGACACATTCTGGTCAATAAAGAAAGAGTAAAGCGGGTTAAATGCGGTAAGTCCGTATTTTGCTGCATTCTTGCTATCGATACCCTGTCGGGTTGACCAGGCCTGTGTGTCAATGAGGGCCTGAGACCATCTGGTTCCAGCCCACCAAGCAACAGAATCTGGGTCGGTAGAAAAGCCCAACGCAGAAATAGCAAGAGTTCCTTGAACAGTAGCATCAAGTCCTGCGAACAAAGAAGACAGACCCCAGACATCCATCTGAAACGCACCTTTTGCGTCCAACTGCTTGTAAAGTTCAAGAAGTTCTCTGGTCTGTTCGTCAATTGGCTTTACCTCAAGAGGGTCTGGGAAGTCCCAATCCTCTGGAGCCTGCATTGCACTCTTCTCGCCTCTCTCAAATGCTGCAAGTTGACCGCTTCCAGCCTGCTTGTTTCTTTTCGGGTCTTTAGACCATTCATCAAACTTCTTGATGAACTTTTCTTTCAGTTCAGCGTTTTCTCCGCTGGCAATCTTCCAGTCATCAGTCCAATTAAACTCTGGATACACAGTAGACCTTGCAGCCTCTGCGATAGACATTCCGAAAGAGTCAACAAGGTGTCCTGCTCCAGTAAAGAAGTTTACGAAAAAGTTATGACCTTCTTGAGACTTTCTCCACTCGACATATCTTTGGAAGTCGGCAACGTCCTGCTTGTTGTTAGCGTTAAGTTTTCTTCCTTTGATGATTTCCATCGGAAGAGAAGAAGCCTGCCAGCCCCTTTCAGGGTTCTGAGAAATCCAGTCTTGATAAAGGTTCTGATAGACGGAAATACCCCATTTCTTGGAATAAGGATTGTTAGCGTGTCTATCGAAGAGGTCTTTTTCTTCCTGAGTCTTGATTAGTCCATTGTAAAAAAGCCAGTCAGAAATCACGGGAGTTCCGCTTTTGCTGTTTCTTACGTCTTCAAAATCATTTGCAAGTTGTTTGTCGGCCTTTAGTTTCTCAAAAAAGCCAGACTCAAGGATTCTTTTGGTAATATGACCAGCCCTATCTTGGGCTGCTGCTACATTGGTAGCAACCTCGTCAGAAGTAGCACCAAAGGTAGAAACCCAAGCCCCGTAGTTGCTTCTTCTGGGGAAAGCGGTCATGTCAGGAACTGCTCCAAAAGCATCCATGCTTCTTCGCAGATTCGTTTCCTCCATCTGTCTTTTTACAAACTCAGAGGACTCTTTTTGATATTTCTTTTCAGCCTGAAGAGCATACTCAAATCTCTGATACTCCTTGCCCATCGTCGGGTTGGCTTTCCATCTTTCCAAGAAAAGCCTGTTTTCAGCCGTTCCTTGGCTGATTTCGCCAGCAGGGAACCAGTCTGCGTAGTTAGCAGGAACTTCAACCGCAGGAGATACCGGCTTTTTGCCAGCAAGTTGTGCTGCGGTTGCGGTATCTGCTTTCGGAGCGTTAGTGATAGGTAGAAGGTCAGACATTTTGATTATTTTTCAAGATTGCCAAATCTTTCATTAGCACCAGAAACAATAGCATCAAACGTAGCCTTCCCTCTTCCGCCGACATAGGTTCGTCTTTGTTCTGGAGTCATGTTTTGCATGACTTCATTTTCCCTATTCGTCATTCCTCTGAAGAACTGGAAGTCGTCCATTGTTAGTTTTCTGCCTAGGATTTTCCCAAAGTTGGCGTTATAAGCATCTAGCGAATCCTGGGTCATTACAAGTCCATTTGCTTCCATGGTTCTTGCGTGGTTCATCATAACAATCAACGCCAGACCTCTCATTCTATTAAGATTGAACTCCGTGATAGTAAAGGCAGCTCCAGGGTCAGGGACGGTTTCTCTGAGGATTTCCTGCTCAAAGTTGGAAGGATTACCACCACCGATAAACGCAGTTCTAATCAGAGAAATAAGACCAGCACGAAGCGGTTGAGCACCTGCATATTCAGGGTCAGTAAGCGAATCCACAACTCTAGTAGGTCCGTATTTTTTGTTAAGCTTAGAAAACAGGCCAAAAAGCTGATTAATCTGAGGAGCAAGGCTTCGCATACCGATATTGGCTTTGGCAATACCTCCGTGGGCATCAGAGTCTGTCAAAGACTTGAGGGATGGGGTTTGTCCAGAATACTGTGCCTGAACGCTAGAAACTTTACCTTCGTTTGCAGGGTTTCTAATTGCCCAATTTCTAAACTCTGAAATGGAGTATTTAGCAGGCTTTCCGTTTACAGTAGTAGGAAACCCCTTGAAGTTCTTTACAATCTTGGCAACATATCCCCAATGGGTTTCCTTGTCGTCGGGATTAATACCAACCCAAGTAGAGAACTTTTCGTTCATTCTGTCAACAGCCTTTGCGTTTGACTCAGAAACGCCTTGAAGGGCCTGAACGACTGCAAGTTGATTCTTTTGCTCTTCAATTTCTCTGGTAAGGGCATCAGCCTTGGCTTTGACAGAAGTAGGGCCGTTTTCATTGTCCCAGGCGGTATGAGCAGCCTTGATAGCCTCAAGGTTGGTCATAGCAGCATTAACATCAGCCCTAAGGTCTTTTCCGATATCTCCGCCAACTCCGTCAGCAAGTCTAAGTTTAGAAGCAACAGCTTCCTGTGCCTTATACAGTTTGTCGGTATATGGGTTTGTAGTAACAGTAGAACCTACAAGGTCTGCTCTTTTCTTGATAAGGGCATCAACCTTCGAAGAAGAAGCAACAAATCTTGCTTCTGCGGCTGCTGCTTGTTCTGCAATAACATTAGAACCACTAAGGGTGTGCATATCTGCACCAAGTTCAACAAAGTCATTAGTAGGAACTTGGAATGCGTTAACAAACGCAGCATCGAGTTCTCCCTGTTCCCATGACATTGGAGCATTGGTTCTATCTCTTGAAGCCCAAGCAAAAGCCCTTTGAATGGTGATAAGGTCCGACTTGTTATCTTCGTTGATATATCCTTCGATAGCCATAGCAGCCTCTTCCTTCGTAGGCTGGATTCTTGAGAGAAGGCCAGGATGGTTGCTCATGGCCCAACTCATGATATGGAACATTCTTGCTCTGGACAGAATCTTCTCTTGTTCTTGCTTAGGAAGTTTTGAGTATGCGTCAGAAAGGGCCAGATTTCCGCTTTCATCAAACTTGAACGTATCTCCGCTAAGTTCAATGATAGGAGACATAGCAGTTCCGTCGGCTGACTTTCTAGATACGATTTTACCAAGAACAGGGGCAGTAAACTGCTTTCCTTCCTTGTCCGTGAAGTTTCTGGTAATCTTAGACTTAGGGTCTAAAAGAGCAGGAACGTTAAGAAATGAAGTAAACTCGACCTTGCTACTCTGCTCGACTGGTGCAGTCGCAGAAGGAGTAGGTTCAGGAGTGGTGGTCTGAGGAAATTGAAGTTTTGCTTCTTCTTCCGTGATTTGAGCGACAGGATATTCTGGCTCTCCCCCTTCAGCACCGCTAGCAGCAGAGGGGGCTGAGTTAAAAGGGACTGCTCCAAGAGCCCTTGCTGTTCTATTCTTTGCTGGGTCTCTATAAGTAGGACCAAGGTCAGGTTGTTCTGGTGCTTGTGCTTGAGGAGAACCAAGTTCATTCATCTTGTTAAGGAAGTCCTGAAAACCCTTGTTGGTGTTCTGAAGGTCAAGCAAAATCTGAGCCTGTCTAGACTTAAGAGCATCAAGGTCAGCAGGTGTAAGAACGGTCTTTTGTTCATTATGAGCATTCAGTCTTGCTTGAAGCATCTGATACTCATTGTTAAGACTTGCGGAGGTTTCCTTCAAAATACCACCTCTGGCGGTAAGCAGGGCATTTGTAGAATCAGACCTAATCTTTTCCCTGTCATTATCGGCCTTCTTATCGTCAGCACCAGCCTTGACTTTTGCGGCTTCGGCGGAAACCCTGGCTGCTTCGGTTTCTTTTTCCTTAAGCTTAAATTCGGTATCCTTCATCAGCATATTTGCGATGTTGGACCCCATGTTACTATACATATTTGCTTCCTGGGCTACGGATTCCATGTATCCAGCGGGGATAGGGGACATATTCATCCCAGCGTAACGGGCGAACATACCTCCGCCCTGATTAGGAGTATTAGGCATAAATTTTAGAAAGTTGGTTTTCGTATCTTCTGATAACCATGTCCATCACGAATCTGATGATTCTCTTGGCGATAGGCTTGTCAGAAATGAAATTAGCGATAGATTCGCCGTGTTTGGCATAAAACTCAAACACGCAATCTGGGGAAGAAGTAACCATCCATTCTCTGAAAAGAAGCCACTTGGGATTGTCTTTGCCATAGACTTCTCTGGCAACCCAGCAAAACTTAGTGATAAGTGCAGCACCAAGCGTGGCAATGCCAGACATTTGACCTGCTCTTCTGGTAGCGTCAGCCTGCATCTGTGCAGTCTGACCCTGCATTCTGGAAGTTCTAAGGTCGGACATATACTGAGATTCGGGCTGAAGAACCCTAGGACCAAAACTTCCGATAGCACCTTCAGAACCGGCAACAAGACCAGGAATAGAGTAAATAGAAGAACCCTCAAGAGCAGGGTTAAGATATGCCTTGGCACCATATTCCTGCATACCCTGAGCAGCCTGAAGAGCACCAACGGCAAACTGTCTGCGGTCCTTTTGTCTCTGCTGTCCGAGAGCATAAGTATTAAGGATTTCTAGGTCAGAACCCTGTCTGCTGAAATTAAGACCTCTAGCAGAAGCGGCCGCTCTTGCAGAACCTCTGGCAATGTCAGTTTCCTGCTGGGTGAGGCTGGTTCCAAGTGCAAGTTCATCAGCAGCCTGAGTCTGCATCAGGTTGTAGTTTCTAGAAGCATCAGCACCAAGTCCAGCAATGGCTGCATTGGTAGCACCAGCACCAAGGGAGCCATACATATTAATCAACTCAGAACCATAAGCACCTTGGTTTTGGACAGCACCCTGTCTAAGCGATCCGTAAAGGTCTTGAAGACCGCCAGCAGTCGAACCAAGCGTGTTGAAGTAATGCGACTGAAGCATCGGCAACATCTGGTTCTCCAGACTGATTGCGTGTGGGATTGCCCTAGACTGGGCAATCGGAGCACCCATCAACTCCTGGGTATAAGCGTCAATGTCATTTTGGGTATAAACACCGCCAACCATAGGAGGAGGTGGAGTCTTGCTGCCTTTGCTTTTTCCCATATTTAAAGATAATAGAAGTGTTGGAAGTATTTATTCGGTAGTTTTACTACCTCGCCAAATCTCATGGCCCATTTTTCTTGATAAACAAAGTTATCAAACCTAACAAGCAGTTTTTCAATCATCTGCTTTCTTGCAGATTCTTTGATACAAATAAAGTCAAGGATTCCAAGAGGATAATCCTTTTCTTCGTTTATAGTGATAGATCTGTCAAACGAGAAAAGTTTGTCCTGTTCTGGATTGAAACCCTTGTTGAGAGGTGCAGCGACCATAAGACTACTAATTTTACCGTCTTCATATGTCAAGAATAGGTAGTCTCTTTGAAAGGCCCAGACGACGTATTTAACCAGAACCTCGTCAGAAAAGTCAAAAGAGCCACTACGCCCTTTGTTTCTATGCTCTATGATGAACTGTAAGATTTCAGAGAAAAGCATTAGGATACTCGATAACGAATGATTACAACTCCATTAGCACCTTGATGCCCAGCACCGCCAGAACCGCCACCGCCAGAGTTGGCTTCAGGGGCACCATAAGCACCGCCACCGCCATAAAGATTAGGAGTCATTCCTGTGGCAAAACAGGACCCGCTGCCACCTCCACCATATTCTTTATATGTGCCACTAATGCTAGAGCCAATGCCTAGACCTCCCATACCAGCGTGAGGTGTAACCCCATAGGCTCTATACCATTGTGCAGTCCTTGAGCCAGAACCGCCAGCACCGCCGTCATTATTGCCATTAGTTCCGGCAATAAGAGAGCCAGACATACCGCCATTCCATCCGCTTCCAGTTGGAGCAAAGCCGCCGCCAGCAGTAATTCCACCAAACGAAGAACTGCCTCCATTCGTGGCAGACCCAAGGCCGACAGTAACAGTCATAGGGGCGGTGTTTTTGTTAATAGTCAAGAACCCTGTCTTGACATCACCACCACCACCGCCGCCGCCCTTTTCCCAAAGCACGCCAGAACCACCAGCACCCACAATAAGGTATTCGACTTTTCCTTCTTTATTTAAAGCGGGAGTAAAAGTGCCAGAACCAATAAAGGTATGAATTTTAAATCCATCAATAGTGGCAACAGTTCCCCCGCTAGCGTCAAAAGGGCTGCCACCCACCGCTTTCCATTCAGTTCCAGAGTAGATTTCGGCTTGGTCTAGCGTGCTGTTATATCTAAGTTGACCAGCAACAGGAGTCGCTGGACGCTGAACCGTAGTTCCAACAGGAATCTTGATTGCAGTAGTAGTGTTAAAAGTAGCAGTTCCGTTGGTAGTGATATTCTGAGTTACAGTAATATCATTAACTTCAAGGTTTCCTTGAACATCAACCTTCTGTCCAGTCTGAGGAATAAGAAGCAAGTCGGAGCCAGCAATTCCGGTAACGGAAGGAGTTACGACAGGAATGCTTGATTCAAAAACCTGACTTACTGTTGCTTTTCTAAGTTGACCAGAAGACTGGTCTAGGACGAGGAGCGAATCGTTAGTCGAAAGGCTGTCAATGGGTTCCTGTTCGCTGATAATACCAGGAAGAGGGTATGCCCCATCAACGTGGTTTTGCAAGTCCGAAGCAGTCAGAACATCGTTCGGACTGAAGGATTCTGGTGATTTAATTTTAGGCATTATTGCTTAGTATGAATGTTATGACCTACGAGTTGTGCTTCGACAGAAACAGAACGAATGGCAGGTCTAAATGAATTGGTTTTAAACCTAACCTGCCCAGAGTATGCGATTTTTCTAGCAGGAAGTCTTAAGATATAATCTTCGTTTTTTACAGGAGAAAAGTCAAGAAGCTTCGTATTGGTGTCGGGATTGGTAGTCGTAAATTCGACTTCTACTTCTCCAAACTGAGGGAAGTTTACATCAGACTGAACACTAGAAAACCTCTTGTCCGCAGAAGTCTTGAAGATATATGCTCTGCTTACGAGTTCTCCTTCAATGTTGTTAGGAGTATACGCAGTAGAGGAAATCTTGCAACCTTGGCTGTCAAGTCTGGAGTTCGGGTTGTCTAAGACGGGAGTTCCAACTCCAGGCCCAAACTCATCCCAATTAAGTTCTTCAAGCAAGAAAATACCTTCATTTGGGTCAATTGCCCAAAGTCTTCTCTTATTGTCTTTCTTAGCAACAAGGAATCTGTGGACATCAAACCCAGAAGGATAGACATCTACTGACTCCCACGATTTATTGATAAAGTTGTAGATCAGAATCGCGTTGTTTGTCTGAGAATTGTCAAGAGGGACGGCAAGGTAATACCTGTTTTCCCAATAAATTGCAGCAGCGTTTGATACGTAGTTATAATTGATTCTCGCAATTACGTCGTCAATAGGTGCAGACATTGGCTCTGCCAAGGTAAGAAGTCTCATGCCCTCTGGGGAAGACTGAGAAGCACCAGCGGCAGACGCAGGATTAAGCAGGTATACTCCGTTGTCAGAGAGAAAGATAATGCCTCCGCCAGCCTGAACAATCGACTTCTTTGCGAGACAGCCGATATCAGTAGCCAACGATTTTACATAGGAGTTATCTTCTGTTGCGGGGTCGCTTAACAGATAGGCACCAACACCTACGGAGGCGTAAAAAATAGAGTTTCTCATAAAGATGATAAACTCATTCAAAGTCCAAGGAGTGACGGCAACTAGCCTGTCATTACTTCCATCGTTGATGGAAAACATGTCAAGCGCAGACCATTTATTATCCTCAAGGTAGTGGCTTACCCTGATAGTGTTATGGTCAATCTGCACAATATGCCTATTGGCATAAAATATAGCGTGGTTTGATTTAGGGTAATTGTGGTGAGTCTGGTTGCTTGGAAGACTAATGCTTCCAGCATTGAACGTCCCGTTCCATCTCAACACGTGCTTATTAAACCCTCTAGTAATGTATACATAACCAGAACCCTGAGCTTGATAAACATCTACCTCATCTGATGCCGTAATTACCTCTCCATTAGGAAAAGGAATTTTCTGAGATTCAGTATCGGTATCTGGGTTATAAAGAAAAAGACCATTACCAACAACAATGACAAATCTTTCGCTTCCATCTGGATAGACGTAGCCACAAGAGCCATACATTGTTTCATTTGCAAGAGCTGCAAACGTGTATCTTTTTGCTCCTTTTCTGACTTCTGCAATTCCTCTGTTAAACCTGAAATTGACAGACTTGGTTACCATGCCAGTTTCCAACATGACAGGGTTATCCCTAGAGTTCAAACCAATGAACCCTTGGTCCCCGTCAGTTGTGTATGGCTGGGCTGGCATCAGTTCTTGAAGATACTATACCAAGCAGCACGAAGGCTTTCGCCATAACGAGCACCGACATAAACGCCGCCGAGGAAACCGACGACAGTAGCAATAATAGTAATCATATTAGGAAGGGATAGAGATTTTGAGGCGGGTGAGTTCGGCCTTCAGTTCAGCCTCGGTGGGCTTGTTGATGAGGGTAAGAGTCCCCCAATACTTGCCACCAGTCGGGAAGTCCTTGAGTCCAAGGCAGGTCTTGTCCTTAACGAAGGCGTTCCAGCCAGTAGCAATGTTGATAGGTTCAGTAGCCATAAAGTTTAGTAGTAGTAGAAACCTCCAGAGCCGTCCCAGAAGTAGGAATAAGTTCCGTCATTGGTAATGTATGTTCCGTAACTTGCAGACCAATAATTACTATAAACAGTATAGTAACCTAGTGAACCATTGTAATAGTAGTTCTGGCTATCCCAAGTAGCGTAGGTAAAGAAATTTCCCCATCCGTTTGGAACTTCAGTTTGGCTTGAACCGCTTGTTCCGTCATTGCCGATGTATGCTCCGTATCCTTGGGTCGATACATTTTGTTTAACGGAGTAGTATCCACCAGAACCATCGTGATACCAGTCTTTCCCAGTCCAAGTTTCGTAAGCATAATCACCGACAGGAGTGCTAATTGTTTCTGAGCCAGAAATAGAGTCGCTTGTAATAAGTGACCCGTTGTAAGCACATCCACCGCTTTGGTTTATCTCATTGTATCCACCATTACCATTGTGTTCAACATCGCCACTATAACTGCATCCAGCCCCATAATTTGTGCCATTAATGATAATAGAATCAGAATAGTAGGAGTATGAAGCGAAAGTGTCAGTCTTATATGTCGTATTGAAGGCATTAGCCCAATCCAGATAGTCGCCACCAGTTCCATCTGCCTTGAGATAAACATCCACATTTTGGTTTGGATAATTTACGTTATTGTATTGAACATAACCACCTCCATTGCTAATTGGGTATGTCTGTGCCGTCAGCGTCTCAAGGATAGTCCCAGCGGGTGGATAAGACGGACCGCCAGAAGGAGGTTCGTTGAAAGACGCAACAGAGCCAAGCCCACCCGCAAGGATTGACTTATCATTCGGGCTTCTGTATCTAAACCTCATCAGGCGTAGGCAAGGGCGATGTGGACGTTTTCTCCACCATTGGCACCCTTAATCCAAATAGCTCCGTTGTAGTTTTCAAAAGCAAGAGTAAAGCCAGCGGCAACAATAAGGCCATTGCTACCACCATCAGAATTAAAAAACACAGAGGTAGTGCCCTGGTTTTGAATGATGACAGAGACTCGTCTCTTGTAGGCATCAGCCTTGTCAACAACCTTAACATAAGAGGTGGTTGCGGTAATATTGCTATGCTCAAAGTTCTTAATGAACGGCGAGGAGATTTTAACGAAGGAAGACATATTAGTAGGTTTGGTTGAACTTTAGACGAGGCTGAACACCTTGCTGGATGATTGCCTTGCCAACTTCAAAGTCAAGAACAGCCATTGCTTCTTTTTCGATAGCCTGTGCATATTCTACCTGCATTTCCGACCTTAGCCAGTCAGAATGGCAGCCTTTGATGATGTAATTGCCAAGGAAGGCAGGGATTTTAACCTTTTCCCAAGCATCAGAAGACGCAGGGGCGTTGTTGTTATTGACATTGGGAGATGCAGTTGACTGTGCAATGCACTTCCAGAAATTGCCCTTTTTGCCGGCATAAGCAGGACCGCTGGTAGGGGCAAAATACTTATTGTTTGAATATGCCCAATATACCTGTTGACCAGGGTAGTAAGTTCCAGAAGACCATAGGTCTCCTACAAGTTCTGGGCACTTGATACGATAGGTAACATAAACATATCCAGCCTCCTTTTCGGAAAGTATAAGTCTCTGGACCGTGTTAAATACATTGTTTCCAATATGTGATTCGTATTCGTCAAAGGTAAAAGAAAGGTCAATAACCTTTCCAGTCGTTCTAGGGTCTTCGATGGTTACCTGGAAGATGTCACCAATATCAATCTTAAAGGTGCCTTCGTTGTTGGTAACGATACCGTCGTCAGGAATGACAACATAATGAATGTCTCCATTATGCACAACAGGCATTTTGGTAGTTCTTAGCAGTTGAGGCCAAGTATCATACTCAAAACCAAACCTGATTCTGTTGTTTGCAAAGTCTCTAAACTGACTGAAAGTCTCAAGACTGATGTTTTCCCTGTCAAGTCCGCACATTTGGAGGGACTGAGCAAGGAGGGTTTCGAAGTCAATAGTTCTCATGTGAGATATCCATCGGCGGTAAAGACAGCACCACGAACCATGGTTCTTTTAAGCCTGTTTTTTACGGCAAGTTCTGGGTTATCCCTGAGGAACTCACGGACAAATTGCTTATCTTCCCAGCACTCGTAGCCGAGTCTTTGACCCCAATAGTGAAATGCAGAAAGAGGAATGCTCCCTTGGAGTTCCCCGATGCCGTCGATTGGTTTTGCAACAGCGTTCTTATGAAAAATGCCGAGACGCTTCTTTTCGGCAACGTCCTTTACTTCGTTTAGTTTCCATCCATTGATGAGTTCCCTCTCCACCTCACGGCGGAGGTGGGAGGGAATTGCATCAGCCAGACTTTGGAACAGGTCTGACACTAGCGATTAGGCGAGGTCGAGCTTACCGAACGCAAGCGGGTTGTGGACGCACAGGGCGGCAACAGCCTCGATGAGTCTGGCAGGACCGCCACCATAATCGGGCAGCGAGGTGATTTCGGCAACGTTACCACCATAGCGGATTTCAACGAGGTCGAACGGGATCACATAGCCAACCGTGAAGTTCTTGAGGAACAGGGACGGGTGGATGCGAAGCTGGCCGAAGTCGCCGTCGAACACATCGATGGACGAGGTGTAGGTGCTGTCGGAAGCGTTGCGGTTGAAGTTACGCTGAGACTCCACAGGAGAAACGTCGTCGCCAGGGACCTGTCTGGTCGTGAAGACGAGGTTGGTGAAGGCTCTCTTCATCAGAGGACCGGCAAGGCAGTCATAGGTCTTATACTGACCAGTCTGCTTGTAGATCGAGGTGAGGAGGTTCTGGAGGGTGGTTTCCGTGAGGTCAGCCAGGTTGCCAGAGACAATCGACGAGGAGGTGGCATCGTTAGAGACGAACGGAAGGCAGAACTCGTCAGGGACGATGGCAGCGGTTTCGTTGGTGTCCTTGTCGGCAGCCTTAACAAGCCACTTGTCAAGACCACGGGTCTTGTAAGGAACGATGTTACCAGAGACGGTCTTTTCAGCCTGAGCAGAGTTGGCGGAGCACATCGTCTTTTCCATGTCACGCTTGAGCATGGTCATGGCCTTAGAGACGTTGTTCTGGAGTTCATCCTTAACGCCAGCAATGTTGGTCACGCTGGACTGGGTGAGCTTCGAGACTCTCGTGGAGCGTCTGAAAATCTGGATGAAGTTGCCAAGTTCGTTACGATACTGCTTCGCAGAGGTCTTGACGAAGTTTTCGTAGTCGGCAGAGGTAACGTCGGTGCCGTCAATGGTGCCGTCGGTCTTGGGTTCAGGAAGGGAGTCAACCTGCCAGCGGAAGAAGGTCTGCTGGGGCTGAGAACCCTTTCGGGCCATCGACGTGAAGGGGGTGTCCTTCGCATCGACGAGGGAGATGAGGTTGGCGATTTCTTCTCTACGACCAAGCTTGTTGGCCTGGGAGAGATCGCGTTCGAATAGCATAGGCATAGGATTTTAGGATTTAGGGATTAGAGGAATCTAGATACCGCCTTTTTAAGATCATCACGACTCTGGGTCTTAGCATAGCGTGAAGCGACATTTCTGGCGGAAGCATCAACAGTTCCAGAAACAGTCTTTGCAGAAGTAGGCTTAACCTGGAGATTAGGAGCCGAGTTTTGAACTGGCTTCTTGATTCCTTTAGCATTCCTCATCACTAGTCCAGCAACGTAATCTCCGACAAACAACTTATGGTCAGGGAAATGTTTGAAGTTCTTGAAGTTCTTCATCACTTCCTGGGCCAACTTGTATTCCTGAGACTCGGGCTTGCTATACCAAGGATAAATTGTGGAGGCTTGCTTATCAAATTCAGACTTTTGTCTGACGAACTGAAGCTGACGGGGGAGGTGCTCCTCCATCGCTCTCATCGAGTTGATACGCATTTTATGAACCTGATCCGAATTATAATAGGTTTCCCCAATTTGGAATCCGTTCGGGTTCTCCTCGCACATATACCGAAGTTTTCTGGCTTGCTCGTATTCAGTCTTGACTCTGGCTTCATCAACCAGGTCGGCAAACGGATTTTCAGGCGTAGGTTCTGGGATGGAGGACGAAGCCTCAATACCATCTAACTTAGCCTTATACGAGTTGACCTCTTCCGTCAGCTTTTCAACCTGCTCTTCAGCCTGCTTTCGCAGGAAGGTGAGCCTATCAATACGCTTCTGGAAGCCTTCAGATTTAACTTCTGGCTCGGTCTGCTGCTCTTCTGCATTTGAAAGAACATCGTTGCCATCCTCCGCCTTGGGGTCCGCTTCTGGCTGAAGTTCATCCCCGCTAAAGGATTCTCCGCTGTATTCGGCCTTGTCTTCCGTTTGGACTTCTTCTGAGTTATCCGAGGTATCAGAATTTCCCTCAACCTGCTGTTCGGCAAACAGGATGGATTCTAGTCTTTTGCTAAAATCCGGAATTTCATTGTTAACGATTCCGACATCGTTCTCCGCGGGGTTTAGTGCTTCACCGCTATCAGCAGGATTGTTATCCATATGTATTGTTGGAACAGCGTTTCAATTAAGTCACGCAGAAACTAAAAAGTAGAAAAACAAGAAACTATCGTTTGTCAACGTTTTTTCTATTATGCTTTATTAAGGCTTCTTGTCTAGTATCATTAAGAAGGTCTTTGACATACTGAATGCCGTCAGCTCTTCCGCATTGGTGGGCACGCTTGGACTCTTCTTGACTCTGAGAAACGGCGAGAGAAAGCTCGTGCTTTTCTACGTCGTTGATAATCAACATGATAGAGTCCCACAGGTCGCTTTCGTGAAAAAGCAGGGACGTGAATACCTTATTCTTTTGTTCTTCGGTCATTCGGTTTCAGGTTCAATAGGTTCGCCAGTTTCCATCTTTTGCTTAAGTTCGTCACCAACAGGGGTAACGCCAGTTCTGCCAATCTGGGCATTTTGCTGCTGCATGATGCTCATTTGGAGGTTCTTTTGATAGTTCTGGAAAAGAGCCTGGAATACGCCGTCAGACTGAGCCATCTGCTGTGCCTTGGGGTTCTTGGACATGATGTCCTGAACGGCCTGCATCTTGACTCCAGCCTGCGGGTCGTTTTCGGTATACTGAGCCTCAAGACCAAGCATCATCATAGCAAGGTCGTTCTGAACTTCCTTATACTGCTTCTGGGTGGCGGTCTGCTGGTCGATGAAGATGTTCTGGGCACTTTCAGGAGCAATAGCGTCAACAGTAGCCTTGATTAGCTTGGCTCTGTCGATGTTGCCACCAGTATCCATCGGAAGGACGAACTGATTGATTGCCTTAAGTTTTTCCAGAACGTAGTTGGTATCAAGTTCTCTGACATCGAACCTGACGGAGAAATCGAACATCTGGTTGATATCGATGCCAGAAGCCTCGAGTTTAGTTCCGGTGATTCTTTCGATTTCCTCAGGAAGCATATACTGCATGGCAAGGCAGAACATCTGCCTGTAAACCTGCGACCAAGAAAGGAAGAAGTTGTTAACTACGAACTGCTGGGTCATCTGCGTGTGCGTAGGAACTACGTTAGGATGGTAGAGACCGAACATCTGTGCGGTCTTCAGTTCAATTCTTTCCATCAAAGCAAAGGCAGTCTGAGGAGTTCCACTAGGAGGAGGAAGCCAAGCATAGTCATCCTTGTTGGCGACAGGCAAAAGTTGTCCAGGTCCGATTCTCTGGTTGTTTCCAAGTCTTCTGGAAACAGTCATAGGAGGCATAACCTCAAAGGCGGTTCTGTCACGGCTTGCGTCGTGCTGTGCCTTGAGTTCTTCCTGGTCGGTAAATAGAATCTCAGGAATGCCTCTGGACTCCACGACAGGACGACGAAGGCGTTCTCTTCTGAGTTCTACGAAAGGATATTCCCCGTGTGCGTAGTCGAGGACTTCGTGTTTGCCGTATAGGTCGTTTTCAACCTGAGGGCAAAACACAGTATAATGGATTGCAGCCTTTCCGTCATTATCTAGTTGTCTTGCGTAGGCATAAACAATCTCGATGAGGTTGTTGGCCTTTTCAACGGCGTTAGGGACGGAGTTGATAAGAGGAATAAGGTTGGAGTCGTGGAGATATCCAGACTTTCCAGCCGTATTTACGGCCTCTTCCATGAACTCCTTTGACCATCCTTCGCTGAGTCCGATGTTTTTCATCTGGACTTCGCTCATGAAGGTTCTCTTGAAAATCATTCTGGCTTCCTGAAGTTCGACAGTCTCGGGCGGGAAAGCAATTTCGTCGAAAGGCTTTAGGGCTGCGACGACAGGAAGGTTCTTCTGGATATACGGCATCTGGTAATCAGACCTTCCGAACTTAATGAGATTCTTTACGACCTGAGTAGCCTCTTCTTCCGTGCAACCAAGGGACTGCTGGACAAGCATCTTCGATAGGTCATCCTCTTTTCCAACCTTGATGGATTCAAGGACTTTCATCAGGATGCCATTTCCCTGTGCGGCCGCAAGTCCGATATCCTCAAGAGTGATGGTTTCGGTTCTATGTGCGACTCTTCTTTCCCATCCTACATGAATAGCAGACCAGCCGAACTGAAATGCGTATTGAGCCCAAAGTTCGGCTTCTCTTTCAAGTTCAGGTCTGATTCTGTTCTGAACAATCCACATCATCAGAGTCTGGGCTGCGGCGGACTTTTCAGCGTCATTGATTTCAATTCCATTAACTCTGATGTTAGCCCTCTGCCAAGAGGTCATAACCAGCATAACGAGCTGATTGATGGTATTGTCAATAAGCCTGTTTCTTACATCGGATGCACCCTCAAAAGGAAAAGGCTCATGACCGAGATATTCTTCGTGCTTCTTGCCGTCGTCGCTTTGACCTTCCCATCTGCACATTCGCTGGTCGTCAGAGGTGGTAAGTCTGGACATATTGCCACCATAATACAAAGAACGATTAAGTTCGTCGTTCAGGTATTGGATGTCAGGCTTATTGTTGGAATAGGCAATCTTGTCAGAAGGATTGCCCCAGATTTGTTCAGACATAATAGTTTATTAATTGAAACAGATGGAAAATCAATAAGAACCTCCGCCCATCGGTTTGAATGACTGGTCGTCTTGATGGATGGGGTCCATGACTGCAAGGTATCTAAGGGAGTCGATAGGGTCTTTAGTCGCACCTTTTTCACCGTCCTGGCCAGTCCACTCACGCAGGGAGTAGATGAGGTTTTGACATTTATCGGAAATAAAGAGCTTTGGCTGATTTATAGCTGACAGAGGTTGCGAGCTGTCAAAAGATAGCCAGTCGTTGATAATTGCAATGCCTTGGTCGATTTTAATGCCAGCAGAAGGCCTAAAGAACATAGGAGTCTCGCCCTCGCCAAGAAGTTCAATCAAAGAGGTCCCACCCTGATGCCCAATAGCCTGGGTTGCTCCAGCACGGGGGTCAATATACCTCTCAACTACCTCTTTTCCGTCTTCGAGTTCGAGAATAAGCTTTTTATACTCATCCAGACCCCTTCCTGCACCAGACCTTTGAGCAGGTCCTTCACGCCCATCAGGGTCTGAGTCAGGCAAGGCCCATTCCCCGTATTTTTCGTCTGGGAATTCCCTGTAAATAAAGATTTTTCCGTCTGGAGTGACCCTTGCCCAAAGCATGAACCAATTTCTTGCTCCAGCTGGGTCGATTGCCATGTAGTTTGTGCCTTCTTCCGGGATTTCTTCGTCTTTGACGATGTGCGTGTCCGTGAATTGCGGGAATTGCGAGCCGACAAGTGCTTGCGCCCAGCCATACGCTCTGATTTTCTTTTCATAATCTGTTTTAGAAGACAATTCTTTCGCCATTCTCTCGAAAGACGAGTAAACATTGAACTTTGAGTGAAACCAGATAATGCCTTGGTTCTTATTTCTACTTTCTGCGGTAAAAGGCATCTTTCCTTTAGGGCATCCAGGCACATGAACTAGGTTTTGTGCGAGAAGTTCTGCTTTTTCGGTCTTCAAGAACCTACAACCGCTTACATACTCCTTGACTACCTGGGAAAATCCATTGATAGGAGTGAAAGTAATCAGCAATTTGCCTAGTCTGGTAAGGATTCGGTAACGCAACGTCTGCACCCAGTCGAGAGGAACAAGTTCGTCGCACCAAATAAAGTCAGGTTCGCCACCTTCGATGACTACTTTATCCTGTGCGTAGTTCATGAAGATACATTGAGACCCGTTAGGGAAGACGAAACTGTTGTTTGAGAACCCGTTTTTCAGGGAATACTGGATATTTGTGACTCTACCTTTCTTTAGCGTCTTATATTCTGACGGCACATACTTCCAGAGAACGTTCTGTTGCATCTGGATTGAAGACATGGAGGTTGTATGGATGCACCAGACGATAGAATTAGGCTTGTTTACGAGCGTATAAATAGCTCTCTTGGCTGCATATTCGGTCTTGCCAGCACGATTGCCACCAAGAATCAGCAATTCATCCTTTTCCTTGAGCAGATTGTCGGCTTCAGCCCAATGAAACGGCTCATATCCGTGCCTGTAAGGGTCGGACTTCTCCGCTTGAATCTTGTCTTCTCTAAGTTGAATCAGTTTTGCAACATAATCAAACCCCTTGGACTCAATCATCTGGCGAAGAGAATCTTCATCAGGCTTCTTGAGCACGGGATGCTCAGTCATCCTTTCAACAATTGAGGACGGGTTCACTTGAAAAGGGCGGAGTTTAACTGAAATACTAGGTCGGGTCTGGCTTTAACAGTTTCACGAAGCTTTGCTTCAGAAAGGTTATACTCCCTGTTTTTTTCCCATCTGGCATCATTTTCGGCAGCCATCTTTGCAATGCCTTCAAGTGATTCCTTGGTAACAGTCATTCCTCCGATGTCTTGGACTTCTGAATCAAGATAAGAGTCTCCCTTGGAGTCCATGTGCCTGAACGGACCTACTCCAGCCAGAGTTGCAATATCTTTTACGTCGGCATACTGGCTGACAGGTTCTGCAAGAAGGCGACCCATCTTGCTTCCTCCCCACTTTTTCGGGTCTAGACCAAGTTCTTTTAATTTGGCATCCCAACTTGCAAGCGAGGAAACTATCTTCGACTGTCTTTTCGTAATATTTCCCTCTTGTGCTTCTATTTCTCTAACTCTTGCCATTTCTTCTTCAGTAAGACTTCTGTCCTGAAGAATGGCAATATTTTGAATAGTGTCAGACTCTCTTGCCAAGGCAAATTCTTTAAACGCTTCAGACTCAATATTGGAAGCAAGCCTATTAAGCCCAGGATATTCAAGTCTTAGTGCTTCGATTTTCTTTTGTCTTTGAATTGCGAGTTCGATTTTCTTCAAATCTGCAAGCGACTTCTTTGCATTCCTCCTGAGTTCTTCAGTATCAGCACGATAGCTTTCTCCTTGAGGTGCTTTCTTCTGCGATTCGAGTCTTCTTACAAGTTCTTCTCTTTGAATCGCAAGTTTTACCTTGGCGTATTCAGGATCGAATTTAGGAATGAAACGTTTTCCAGTTACTGCTTCAGTCGTAACGGACTTAAAGTCAAACGGCTCTGAAATATCTCTATACAAAGGAGCATTTCCTTCTGAAAATAGAAATTCTCTTGGACCAAACTCATCCTGGATGTCCATCCAATTAGACCTTAATGCAGATTCTCTCCAATCTCTGAATCCCCAATAGGATTCGATAAACTGTCGCTTGTCAGGTTGAGACATAAATTAGGGGTCTATTCATTTGAATAGTGCTGAGTTTAATTGAAATACCAAGTCGGGTCTGGACTTAACGGTTTCACGAAGCTTTGCTTCTTGTTCGATATAGCCTTTGTTTTTCTGTCTGCTATCTAGTTCTGCCTCATCCCATCTTGCCTGACGGAAAGCAGGTTCAAGAGATTCTGTCGAGAACTTTTGACCATCAATTTCAGTAACTTCAGCATCAGTATAAGTATTACCTTGACTGTCGTAATTTTTAAAAGGTCCTACTCCTGCAATTGAAGCAATGTCTTTAACGTCAGCATACTGGCTTACAGGTTCAGCAAGAAGTCTTCCAGCAAGATTAAATCCTTTAACGTTTAGACCCTTTTCAGTAAGCGTATTAGATGCGTTTACATGAGCAGATTTATATTCTTTGCTTCCGATGGTTTGCTTTTCAATTGCACTAGCAATTTTTTCTCTTTCTGCTTTCAGTTCTGCTAGTTGCTGCTTTAGTTTTTCCCATTCAGGCTTATGAAGCTCAGAAAGTTCTGGATTAAATTCTCCTGACAACTTGCTGGTAAGATCACGCAGTTCATAAAATCCAAGCATAGCTTCCGTGACCTTGATTTGTGAATCAATCACACGAGTAGGCTTCATCCCAGACTCATACTTGTCATAGATTTTTCTGACTGTTTTCCAGTTAGAGTCAAAGTCCGCGTCTTCTTCTGCAAGTTTTAGCATCTTAGCATCTCTTGACTCAAGCCGTCTTGCGTTCTCAAGATTCTGCTTTTGATTGCTTAACTCAACTCTTTGAGAGTCAACTTTTCCCTTCAAATCAGAGTAAGGTCCTTGAAGTTCCGCTTGCCTCCAATCTGGAGCATCGGCAAACTCTTGAAGAAGTGCCTGAAGCTTCTTATCTTGAAAATCAAAAGAACCACTAAACCACTTAACCTTCTGTTCCAATGATGCAGGCTGAAGGATGTCAGGTAGAACCTTTCTTTTCCATGAATCGCCACCATCCAACGGCCTGTCAGCTAACGGAGCACGAAACTCTGGCTCAAATGAGCCTTGTCCTCTCTTCTTAAGCCAAGCATCTGCACGTTTTCTCCAATCAGACGCACTATCGCTTTCCTTAGGTGGTTCAAAATAACTTACATTTGGCCTGTCTTGGCCTTGTATGTAAAACTTTCTTGCCCTTTCAGTAGCCGCACCTTCTGCGTCACTAATGTTTACAGTTCCATAAGTGCCGTCATCCCATCCCAAGTAATAAGGGTCGAAGTATTGATTAGCCATAACTTACCAAGCCTTGCAAGACCAGTATCTGGCCTTAGTCTTAGGGCCAGGGTTAGCACAGTTATGCCTCGCTCGGAAAGACTTCCTGCGAGCAGGATTGTTCTTCTTGATGCTCATCTTGGGGTCGCCAAAACGAACAATCTTAGTCTTGCCGCCAGCCTTGACATAGACAGCAGACTTCTTAGGGCCACCAGGAGTCCTGAACGGCTTGTTAAGGGTAACCTTCCTTCCGTTCTTGGTAGCCATATTACTTCTTACGCTTGCAGTTGCAATCCTTGCCTCGGTAGTTCTTAGACTCACGCTTACCGGCCTTTTCGCCGTGCATAGCCTTCTCAATCATAACCATCTTGTTATGGCCAGACTTAGCTTCAGCCTTTTCGTGAGCCTTACGGGACTTATCAGAAGAGTATTCCATAGTTTACAAAGATTGTTGGCGTGTTGAAAAAGTCAACCAGCAAAAACTCTTCCTGCATTATTTACCTTGAACAAGCCTACCCATCTACCACCCCTATAAACCGCCGTAATGATGCTGCCACGCCTCAGGAACGAGGAGTCCCTTACCAAGACATTCTCCCATTGTCCTCTGATTTCGCAAGCAACCAGTTTCTTGTTCGGAAGAATTTGTTTTACAATTGCAGGACATCTGTCAAGAGCATTGACCTCTGGCTTAGTCTCGACAACCTCAACCTCTTCCTGAGCCGTAGGCTCATCAAATTTTATATTTTTGACAGACAGCAGCCTGCGAAGGCCGCTGTCGGTCCACAAAATAACAGGATTGCCGTTAGAGGTCTTGTCAAGAACCCAGTCAACGCCCTCCTTGTAATCGTCCGACCTTCTGAACTCGACCAACTCCTTCTTCGTAAATGGCCAAGTTTCAATAATAGTCTTTTCTCTGAACATATTTACCACCAATATACCTAGCACCCGCCAAAAAACAAGCGGGGGGTCGCTATTTTTCTAGCGGGGGGGGCGCTAGATTTCTAGCACATATAGTAATAGAAGATAATAATAGTAGATAATAAAAAGAGGGTGCTAGTTTTCTAGCGTCTTGACAGCTCTTTTTTGTAAAAAAATTGTCTGGGGCAGGACCATTTGATTCTACGGATTTTTACAAGTGTAAAGACCCCCTCCCCCCTTTACACTTTTTTTACAAATCCGTCATAAAGCCTCCAAACGAGCGTAAAACGATCATAAACGCTCCAAACGCTCATAAATCAGTCGATTATTGTCATATTTGAGGCTTCCCTTTGGCGGTCAGATCGGTCATATTATTTGAGTCAGGGCAACCTAAGGGTCGAATGACTACCACCAGCCTAGCGAAAGGCGGGCGATCGGCGTGAAACCCTGTCGCACCCCCTCTGACCGAAGCCACGGACGTATCTTTGACATAGGGCTAACCACGCCTGCCAACAGAGGAACTGCGACACCCGCCCTAAATGCCAAGGCGTAAGCGTGAGCGTGAGACAGTAGGGCAAACCCTACCAAGTAGTCCCGAGGATTAGCACTATCAGGGATATGTCAGTAGAAAGCGTGCTGACTAAAACGATAGTGCGGTAACTTAGCACTCGGCCTGTTACGTAAGTCATAATGGATAACATATGCGGTAGCACGCTAGAGGACGAACCATCAGTAGCGTTGTGTAGTCGTAGTATTCGAACCTTCTTACTTTCGCCCGTGTGGGGCAACTCGCAAGAGGAATACCAGACTAGTAGAGTGAACCAACAGCATCGAACGTCGAAACACATAGGAAGGTAATCAAAAATGACGCAGAAACACAAGTGGAACACGTCCTGGAAGTTCAGCGAAGAGACCAACGCTCTCGTTACTTCTATCGAGTCTTCCTTCGATGTGTCTGATGAAGCCAAGCGAGTCCTCCGACTTCGCGTGGCCGCATCTGGTAAGACGCTTGCCTACATTGTCTCCTTGGAGTCTTCCTTGGAGGCTGGTGCTGGCTTCTTCCATCCTGCCCTTATCATCAGCCCTCACAAGCTGGATAAGCGTGGAGACATCATCGAGAAGCTCGAAGGACTTGGCATCGAGAACCCGTTTGATATCATCATCGGGTAATCGGTAACCAAGTGCTCGTCAGGGAGGGGAGTGTTGGAACGCTCCTCTCCCTTTTTACCTTCTCTACCTTTCGTGGCACTCCGCCACAAACTACGCCACCTAGATTGGTGGTAACCCCAACAAAGAAGGCTATGAAGCACAGCGAAACCCAAGTGCTCGATGCTTATCTGATGGCGTGCAAGTTCCGGGATGCTCAGTCCCAGAACCTGTATCGCCTCCGCAATCCGAGTGCGGCCACCCTACGCAAGCAGACCGACCTCTTCAAAGGTCTGGTCGATGTGTTCGGTGAGTCAGAAGGCAAGCGACGCTGGATGCAGTATCTGCACGCTCTCAGGAACGACAAGAGCAAGGCCAAGGAACTCCACTCCTACTGGAAGTCCGAAGCCAAGCGTCTGAACAAGGTCCTGCGGTTCCTCAAGACGATCCGATAACATCCATCGACGCTAGTCGTGGGGAGGGCAACCTCCCCACTTATTGGGGGTAGTTACTTTCCCAAGCCAACAGGGTCTGTTGTTGGCAACCAAAGTATAGAAAGGACGATATGAAAGAAATCAACTGCATGCACGATCGTGATATCTGCATCGAGGAGATTGTCAAGATGACCTATCTGATGGGCATCCCCGACGATCCTCGGTTCAAGGTTCTCACGCTCATCCAGTTGCCGTATCACGAGCTGGCCCGTCGCCGTCTTGATTGCTACGTTGAGCTCATCAACTACGCATACAAGAAGCTGGGTCACCTCTCGATCTAACAGCAACTGACATACAGGGGTGGTGACAGCACCCCTTCTCTTTCCCACCATGAAAACATACAATCCAAAGACGCACAAGATTCTTCCTATCAGGCATCCGATGCAGACGAGTTGGCCTCACAGCCCTCTCTATCCTGTCTATCTTGGTTGGATAATAGTCTCTATCGATGAGCTTTACGAAGGGCCGGTAGCAACGGCGGTCTTCACGCCGTTCGAACCAGAGGCTGTCGAGGAATAATTTCCCCAAGCACCCAGGGGATGTTGGGTGCAATCATCGCAACAATGGAAGACAACGAACCCACAGCGTGCACACGTTGTAATGCCCCTACCATGTATCACATGATGTATTGGCTGAACGACGCACATGGCATCCCGCTGTGTAAGGTCTGTCCTCTCTGCGAAGCCAAGGCCAAAAAGAAGTATAACCCGGCAATCTTCCGGCACTATACTTCCTACGACCTGGACGCAGGTGAGCAGATCGAGCCTGACTACTAAACACAGTCAGGGCATAATTCAGAGGCTGGCCTACGGGCTGGCCTCTTTTTTTGTGCCCATTTGATAGCGCATAGCGCACGGATCCTGTCAAAGCTGCAAGTTTCTATTTGGCCACAGTCAAGCAGTATGTTGCGTCCAACCCCCCAACCAAACGGGAAACAGTAATCTACCATTAAACCGTTATTGCATATTATCATAGAACCGCACATCCAGGCAGTCTGTGGATCTAGCAACAGGCCAACAGGTGCGGAAAGCGGGAACTACCATTCTACCATTATTGGTATTTCCCAATAACCATTAAAACCGCATAACTGTATAAACTGTTAAATGCCCGATGCCGGCCATTCTATCATTCTACCATTAACCCTATTCTACCATTAATAGCATTCTACCATTACCATGTTTTTCACAAAGCCTTGACTTGTGGTGATCAGTCCAATCCACACATCCGTCAATGTTTACGATAGTCCAGGCTATGGGTCTTTGCCGGATTTGCGGAACTGTATTTTTTGACACATACCCATTTTAACTAGAAACAAAAAAGGGAGACTATCGCTAGTCTCCCTGATATCTGACTTACTTACTTTAAGTAAGTTGCTGATTAACTGAGATTGTGATCGCTGGTATATTCGTGCCTAATGTTATCAATAGCACTTACGACATTTACCCACTTATCCCAAGTTGGGGTAGACTCATTGAGTGTGGGAAGTTGGAAAGCACCACAATGCGAGTTATTCGCAAGGTGCTTTTCCCACAAAGGTTTGAATTTGCCAATTCGCTCGATCACATAAACCTTGAGTTCCAGCGGACATTCGGACTCCATAAAGTCCTCAAAGGTGTCAATCTTGGTAGAGTTATTGACACACCAGAACATAAGGCTTGCCCACATCTTCAACTTCCAGAAGTTTAGGGTAGGCATACCAACACGCACTTCCACAGTATTGTGTTCACTATGGCAATGGGTATTAATAGCAGAATACCTAGAAGCCTGAGAGTCAGCCCATACCGAACAATAGCGGTTTGTGGCTCTACGAGGACTTATGGTTCTATGCAACCACGACTTAAACGCATCTCTGACCCTTCCAGCGATCCTGTAATAAGTAGCAGAAGGGCGGTTTCGCATATCAATATGAACGTGGCAACCACAGGATTTGTTGATCCTACCACCTGCGTCAGTTAGCAGTTTCAGGGTATTCTGGACTTTATCCCAATTCTCTTGATTGTTGATATTGAGGAAAGCCTTATACTCCTGATAACGAGCAACTGCCTCATCTTGGCAATCCGTAGTAATGCTACCATCCGTGGTAAACGAATTCCACCTAGAAGTGGGGTAATCATCACTATCCCAAGTTGCCAAAGGTGCGTTATTCTCGGAAACGAATTCCAACTCGATCCCGATACAATCACCTTCTGGGAACTTACGGAAAGCCACAGTCTTGTGGAAGTTGTCAAGATGCCTAGACCAGTGCATTGGGGCAGTATGGTAGATCCTGTCCATTGCTGCTTCCCACTTTTCTTGGATAGTCTCGCTTCTCACGAAACCACGAGCATAGTGGTTTCTGCCAGACTGCAGGTTCTCGCAACCATCCATAAAGTAGCGGAATGCGTTTCCGTGCAGTTTCATGAATTGCGAGACATTGACTTTCACCTCATTCCAGTCGGTTTCGAAAACCCAGGGATTGGTGATATAGGTGCTATGCTGGATATTCGTAGGAATACGATCTTTGCACAACAGGTGGATCCAGCCTTCCACATTATTGCGGAAATACCCAGATTGATGGGTTCCCTTGATATGGGAATTATAGACTTTCGTCACCCAATCAAAAAGGCTGGACTTGTGGTTTCGGTGGATCTTGCATTCCAGCAGTTGTCCGATAGCCTCACAACGCTGTTTAATGCCGTTTGCTGAGATCGAAGAACAATGGTTATGCGAGTAATTGGTGGAAGACGAGAGTCCCAGAACCACACAATCCGGATGCTTACGGACAATGGGGTTCAGGTTGTTCCACCAATTCGCACGACTATCGAGAGTCATGTAATGGCCGAAATCAGCGCTATGCTTGTTTAGCATAGAAATGACTTTCTTCTGTTTCTTGGCAATCGGCTTCCGAATGGAAAGCAGAAAACCAAGTTTATCGGGGGTTTCCTTATTATCAGGCTTCATGTTTTTTTGGTATTTGGTATTTTTTGGGTTTCGCCTTTTGGGGCAAATTGGTTAGTCGTTATGTTTCCAGGGTTTGTTGTTAGCCCTGTATCTACGCAGTTGTTCCTTTCGGAGTTCTTTGATATCCTCGGACTCCGGCTTTTGGGCAGGAGTAGTGGAAGGAGAGGAAGTGGGAGTATTAGTAGTTGCGGTATATCCGTCTACTTGGTCTTCCCAATAAGAACCGTATCCATAAGAACCGCTAGTAGTGCCATAACCAGCAACACCAGCAGAACCGAGAGATCGGCTAATTGCACCATATCCAATTCTACGGGAATATGACTCGAACTTGGAAAACTCATTACTCTCGATCTCACCATTTGCGAGGAACGTATGTTTCACATAAGGTGCGAGAAGCATAGGAGTAGTGATAGTGGCAGTTTTGAGTCCATTGAAGGTAAGCATCAAATTAGCCAATTCGGTGCAATGGGTAGAGTCTGTGCAAATGATATATTGCCCAAGTTGCTTGATATACACAAGATACAAAGGAGCACGATCATCACGTAAACAGAACATATCACCATTTGGGTTAATACCCACAACTGCGGCATATCCAGAAAGTCCCTCTTTAAAGGAATGTTCACCTTCTGCATAAAGGAAGCAATTTAGGATATGCTCAGAGTCGCAAGTTGTGTGGGTCGGGTATTTCTCACCTTCCCAATCAACTACGCCATTATGGGCAATCGTATATTCACCCTTTTCGCTGGTTCCATTGAAAGGGTGAGTATTGGTGATCGACTTTCCACAGGTTGCAGTCCTTCCGTGGGCAATATAAGACCTGAGGACTTTGCCATTTTCTGGCTTTGCACCTTTCTGGTCATAGTCGATCCCGTAGGTTAACTGAGTCCTGATACTTGCGGGAAGTGTGTCCCGAGAGTCTTTCAGCACTCCGATACCTTTGCAGGTTTCCGGGTTCTGGTATCTTTCCATGAACACACCTTTAGTGGTTTGCATGGCATAACCGAAACCATCCTTTTGTGAAGAACCCAGGAGTTCCGCAGATTTGCGGACTACCTGACTTGCCTGCTTTAAGGATTTGCAGGCAATTACGTTCATTGCTATTAGTTTACACATCGTGTTTTTTGGTATTTTTTGGGTTTTAGTGAGATCGGATATTTTGTAAATCTGCTAAATCTACAACTTCCCCTAGTTTCACTTTTCTTATAATACATATATCTGATCACCTGTCAAGCACATAATTTACTGGAAAACCGGAATCAGATTTTTGTTGGTTTGATAGTTTGTTGTAGTTTGCAAAATGATCTGCAATCAGTTTAAAACCGGAAGTGATTATCTTGCTTTTATCTGGATTTAACGCCGGCTTTCTTTTTGTGGAAAAACTGGAAGCGATCTAAAACTTGTTTCAGTCAAAAACGTGATCAGAACGTCAGCTGGAATGAGATTTTGGTGGGAACAGCCCAGGTCGAATTAGTCATAGTTTCTTAAATTTGGCCAGAAAACTTGACCCGTCAAACTTGCAGATTTTTCGTTCCGCATCTTTCGTTGATTTTTGATCGCAGTTTTTTGCCAGCGCCAGACCTTGTTTTTCCGGCTTATTTTCAGTTTTCCGCGGCTTTCGGCCAGGATGATTTTGCCTCATATACCATTAAATGGTTTCGAAATGAGATTTGATTTAACTGCAATATACCATTACTCGAATTTAATTACGACTTTTTGTCGAAACTCGCTTCGAACTTTTCCATCTGAAGGTCTAGTATCAGTTTTGAGTAAGCCAAGATAAGGCCCTCTCTTGCTGCATAATCCTTAGTTCTCTCATATTGGTCTACGAGAGAAAGGACAGGCATCATCTTCTCGATGGTGTCTGCCTTTACTCCGAGCATGACGGCACAGCCAGATATGGAAGAGTTCTTTCTCTGGCCTTTGTTAATCTTATCGTTTGGTGACATGGAAGAAAGGAAGAGCGTCGATTAATACCTCACAGTTAGCGGAAGTATTGGTAGTGGTAAATGAGGAAACATACGTTCCGTCGGCGTTCTCATCTCCTGGGAATTTTGCACCAAGATGCTTTCTCGCCCACTTCCTAGCATTGAACATTATTTCGTCATGGTCTAGGGTTCTGAGTTCTCCATTACACTCTTCCGTGTCAAACTTGGTAACAGAGATGCAAGCCCAAGGTTCTCGGTGCATGGAGCCATCGGAATACCAAGCCTTATAGAACGAGATGTAAGGCTCGTTCATATTGTATAGGCTATCAATCCTCTTAGAATAGTTTTCCAAGAATGTCTGTTTCATAAGCGTCAGAGTATCCATTGTTATTTCTTGTGGGTTTGGTAGGTTACTTGTTGTCCGTTGAGGTATATTGCGTCGAACGAGTCGAACAGGTCAAGTTCGTTCTGGCAACTAATCTCAAAAACGAGAAGCGGGAATTGAGAGGAGATTTCCTTCAGCCAAGGAAGAGGGTGTCCTTCCAAGGTTCTGAATTCGTATCTAAGGACTTCATTGGGAGTCCCCCTGTCAACGTAATCCAAGGTTACATCGACAGCATCATACAGGGTTCCCCAGCGGTTCTTGCAGAACTCGAAAGAAGAGGAATACCCTGTCTTTGCAATTCTCTTGGCTCTGGCATCATCAGAGTCGTCCTCAATCGTGTCGATTAGGATATCTGGGATTTGGACATGGAAGTAGAAAGACAGGGGAGAGCCATCATCTGGGTCTTCCACGTCAGACTCAAACAGGTCGAGTTCGTGTAGTGCGTCGGACTCATTATCTTGTGGTGCAACCTTGAGGGTGCAATAAGTCCAGTCGTTGATATTTTCTTGGGTCATATGTTTTTTTGTTAGTAGTTTCGGCTTTCGCAGATTGCCTGCCAAGCAGACTCAATCTGCTCATCAACAGGCTTCTTGTCAAGGCCTTCTTCGACCAATTCGCACCACTTAACTCTGTCGATTTTCCAGAGAGTATTAAGCAGGATTGATAGTTGTGCGTTCTCGTTCATATGTTAGGATAGTTTTGCGATGTTGAACTTTGCGAGATTGGTAAGCATCACGAAGGCGTGATACTCTGCGATATCTTGTGGCTTCTCATCATCGAAGTATGCGTATAGAATTGCGTTCTTAACGTCCTTGTCGGACGACAGTAAGTCCAATTCGATAACATCATTGGTGTTCTTGTTTTTGTTTTTTCGCTTTTTGTTTTTTGCCATATTTGTTTTGTGTGTTTTTTGGGCTTAATGTCAAGCAGGTATGGGCGGAATATTTCCGTTACCTCCCGTCCAACGCTGGACGAGAACCCATTCTGTTTGAAGCGCAAACGCTATTGTTTGCGTCAATCAAAATTACTTCATCATATCTACGGCCATAGACAAGATGCTCTTCTTATCTTCAAGAGTATACTCTGTGAGACTCTCGAACTGAGGAAGTCCTGCAATCTTGTGGACTGCCGCATCAATCTTATCCTTTATGGCCTGATTATATCTGGCCCTGGAAATAGAGAGGAACAGTTTCCTGTGCTTTTCATATTCCATGACGATCTTGGAACGAGACTGCTTCTGGGACTCTCCTTCTCCCTTCACATACTCATATGCCTTCTTGTCGATGTTAGGCTCTTTGCAGAAGTTGATATAGACAGACAGAACCTTCTGACTAGGAGAATTCTCAGTTCCGATGCCTTCTGGCACGATGGTGTAAAGTCGGGCTGCTTCTCGGTTGTTTAGACCTTGAAGTTTTCCGTAAAGGAACGTGGTGTTGTTCTTGATTTCTTCGGTGATTTTCATGTTAGTTGAGTCCTTTGAAGCGGTCGGTGTTGGGGAAGTTGTTATTGATTTCACCATTGTCTTTCATCTTGATGGTGAACTTGCCAGACTTGAGTGCATCGATGATTTGATTGGCTACATCGTTGTTCTCAATGTCAACTGCGAAGTCTTCTTCGATGTTCACAACATTGTTGTCTTGGAGCAGAGAGCAACCCTGCGAATACAGTTTCTTGAACTGCTTCAAGTCCTTAGAAAGACTGTAAACAGTAAGGGTTCCGTAGATGGAAAGAGGGCACTTAATCTTGTTCTCGTGAACCATTCGAACAATCTGCCAAGCCATCAGTCGGGTAATCTTGTTCTCTTCCAGCAACTTGTAGATGCTGAGAAGGTCGCCTGCCTCGATTACGTTAATTCCATCGATAGTGATAGTCTTAAGAACCTGGCTTTTCTTGTATGGTAGTTTCATCGTTATTCTGGGTGGGAAGATTGGTAGATTGAACCTGCTGTTCGCCGTTGTCAACGGCTTTTTTCGCATCGGCTTCGATAATATCGATTGGCTCGGAGTCTGGGGTGAAGGCTTTGTTAAGGTCGTCTTGGCTGATTTTGAGTCTCGCTTCGACTTTCACAACGGGAGCGTCGGACATATCCCTAACCTTGTCAACAGCGATTGCGACAGCCATCATTACCTGTCCGAGAGGAAGGTTGTCGATTTCGTCGTTAAGTCTCTTTGCACCCTTTAATGCGAAGTTACCAAGCAGTTCGGTCATTTCCTTCTTCCAAGAACCGAGTTCCAACTTGCCTTCTTGTTCCATGCTCTTCCTGATATCTACGACAGTCTGCTTTCTTACGATGGTAAGTTTAGCAGTCTCTTCTACCGTTCTGCCGTTCTTTAGCATATTTTCAATCACTTCCTTCTTGCCTTTTGGAAGAGAAGAGCCAGGTTTCTTGGACAAGTCATCGTTTGGTTTGTAATCCATAATATGAACAATATACACGACTGGTCAGCGTTTGTCAATATAGAACCAATATCAGCAACACACCAATCTTCGCTAAGGGTTCTAAAGACAATAAGCGGCAGGTTTTTCTTAGGCAAGACTTCTAGCTCAAAGATTAAGCGATGGATTTCAGAATTTGAGAGGGAGATAGTGTCCA